CCTATCGACATCAACAGCATGGCTGATGGTTTCGGTCAGGTTCAGCGTCACGACCTGTCGGTTGCGTTTTGCTTCTTCAACCCCCGCGATTATACGGACCTGTTGAAGTGGACTCAGCAGAACATCGACCGTGAAACACAGCGCAAGCTGTTGAAGACCGGCGTTATGGGTTACCTGTGGGGCGCAACACTGCTCCAGTCTCGTAAGGTTGGTTATGGTTGCGTGTACATTCTGGCTGACGCCGAGTTCCTCGGTGTTATCCCTGAGCGTATCCCGCTGACCGTCATGAGTGCTGACCGCCCTGACCTCCGTCAGATTGGCTTCTCGATTTTTGAGAACCTCGGCTTCCTCGTGTTCAACCCGTCTGGCGTACAGCGTCTGACCGTCAATGGCCGCTTCGTCCTCGCAGCCAACACTGGCGAGAACTAACCGCTAGTGTCCGCTAGGGCACAAAAATAAAAGGGGCATCCTTCGGGATGCCCTTTTTGTTGGTATTCAGAATCAGTAGTAGAGGGACATTATGGCTAACGACAACAAGCAGCCCAAGGATAACAAAGAAAGACGGCACCCGCGTACAGGTGACAAACTTACCGACCTTACGGCGGCCCTACAGAGGCGAATAACAAGGCTTCAATCTCGACTTGGTGTGGTGGACAATCCTCGCCGCGTGGATGTTATGCAACGGCACATCGCTGCTTTGAATGCTCGTCTTGCAGAGTTACAAAAGCGAATAGTTTGACTTTCAATCACTTCATCAGTAACACAAATACTCCTTAGACAACGAGGAACTATATGATACCTGCACACCTGCAAAATAGGTCACTCGACCAACTGCGTTCAACCCAAGAAACCATCCGCTGCTTCCTAGTACAACCAATCGGTGAAGGTTACGAGACAGTTATCGTAACTGAAGAAGGCCAATGTGTTGGCGGCTTCAAATATCATCGCTCTGAGAAAATCCTTCGTCGGTTTCCTCTCGGTGCGAATGACTCTTACCCGACCGACTGGATTCAGGGCGACAAGGGCTCGATGGCTCTCCCGTACTGCTCCCGCTGTGGCAACCACAACTTCTCTCCTGAGGCTCTGAAGAGGGCATCGGGCTCCAAGGGAAGGGCGTGGGAACGAGCGGACACGGGCGAACGTGCTGACAACCTCAACGACTTCGGTCCCGGTGCCATGTGGTACTTGACTTGGTACAGGAACGAAGAAACTGGAATCTACTACCACACAGGTACTGACCAGCCACCGCTTTGCGTTCGCACGCCGGGTGGGGACTGGGTAATCGACAGCCGCTGCTCGAACTGCACGATGCCCGACGACAACGTACACAAGTGCTGGCCTCGTCGCGGTGAAGCACCGAATATCACCGTGGACAAGAGCTACGGTCCAACTTGCAACGCGGGTGGTGGAAGCATCATCAGCGGCGACTACCACGGATTTCTTCGTGAAGGGTTCCTTGTAAAGTGCTAAATCTCAGTATTATAGGAAGGTAGGTTGTTGCTCGACTTACTTCTTGTTTCTGTCATTTACCTCCTGTACGGTGCCCGGTGGGTAGTTTACCATCGGGCATTCGTATCTAAAGTACGATTTTCCCAATATACGCCCCTTTATTGAGTATTAGCTTTAAGGAGCGGCTCCAGCCAATGCAGAAATCCTATGTAGCCAAGACCACCATCAACTTTGTCGATTTTGAATTCTATGTACGTCCCGGCGACTTGCTGGTTCACGATACTTCGAACCACAACCGCTTGACGGTATATCGGAATGGACAAATTGTGAAGGTAGTCAAACAGGGGACACTAGGCATCGTTGCCTTCCTGAAGAACAAGTTCATCGAAGAGGTAGCTCCTGTTGCCCCTCCAGACCCTGTACAGGCGACGAAGCCTACACCTGAGCCCGTGAGACCTTCCAAAGAAGAACTCGCTGCCAAGAGGCGTAAGATGCACGGCGAAGAGGTATCTGTCAACGAACTGCCCAAGCATCTGCGGGAGATAGTAGAGTCCCGCGAAACCAAAACTGAAACTACTGTTGAATCTGCTGAGAAATAAATTTGTCCCGTACTCCTCGAACTCTCTGGATTGAGGCTATCCGTAAGTGTGACGGTCGCTGCTGGTTTTGTGGCCGGGAAGCCAAAACAATCGACCACGCCACACCTCGGGCGAAGGGTGGCAGGAACTCCATCGACAATTTACTCCCTGCCTGTGTCTACTGTAACAACCTCAAAGGGGATATGAATATTTGTCAGTTCCGCAAATATGTTAAGGCCGTGATAGTTAGAGAGATGATTGGAAACGGGATGATATGGGGTGGGCTGGGCGGACTCATCGTCCTTTTTTACGGGGAAGGCAATCCGAACCCGCTTAAATATTGAGTGACTATGGCTTTCTTACGATAGAGGCTACGTCTGCGTGAGCGAACTGTTTTTCATGTCTATTCCATTAGGGCAGTTGTACGCCCCGATGACCAAGGTCGCCATTTCGGTCCCCGAATTGGTGGCACAGACGAATGCGTTCTCCGTGAAGCGTCGTCCGAACTGTGCAGCCACTCTGCTCGACTCGAACCCAAAGGAACTCTTCCTCCACTACAACGTGAAGTGTCACGAGTCTTACTCCGACCCGTCCGGTCATGACGTGCGTGTTAAGTTCGACGTGTCCAAGGTGGAAGATACACAGAACGCTAACGACCTTGACGTGCAATTGAACTGCTCTTGCCCCGCGTTTCTATACTGGGGTGCTCAGTGGAACCTCCATCAGCGCGACGGTTTGCTCGACAAGCCCCGACCGGAATTGGTGGCTCCGACTGAGAAGCTTGACCTTCGTGGGAATTTCGTTATCTGCAAACATTGCAAGGCGGTTCTCGAACGTATCCTCCCCGCTGTTCAACACAACATCATCAACATCGTCCGCGAGAAAGAAGTTGCGAAGAACAAGGAGCAGTTGAAACACAAGGAGCCGGAGAAACTGAAGAAGAAACAGGACGAGATGAAGAAGCGTCTCGAACTGAAGAAAATCCGCGAGACGAAGAACAAAGCAATTCAGAGGAAGCTTCTTGATGCTCTCCGTAAGCGCGAAGAGGAACAGAGCCTCCAAGAAGTTCAGCATGATGAAGACCTCGTGCGTGCTCAAGAGGGAGAGAACCCTGAGGTAGTTGGTCGTGACCATCCAGCCACAGTGGAAACCCCGAAGACTGAAGATGTCACAAAGGAAGAACCTGAAGGCACCGAAGACTACAGGGGTATGGTGGAGCAGGAGGAGCACAAGCTTCAGCAACAGCAGCACAAGAAAATTAAGAATCAACCCCACTTGCACAAGGGTCTCCCGTACGAGACTGAAGATGAAAAGAAACAGCATGGTCACAAGGTTCCTACAGACGACGAGTTGATTGAGGCTCTGGACACCACTCGTAAAAAAGTGGATGAGTCCACCAAGCAGACTAGAGACTTCATTGAGCAGCAAAGAAAAAAGCGGAAGCAAACATCCTTGGAGATGTCTTTGCTGGCCGCTGTAGCGGAGAAGGACAATGCAGATAATTACTAACCTCCCCTACCCAAACCGGATTCAATGGGTTCTTGAAAACTATACCGGACCGTTTTCTCAAGACGGGCCACTGGGTAGCTTTGACCCACGTCGTGATTTAGAGGTATACGTTGACGGGCTCCTGACCCCTGTTCATAGTTTTGTGTTTGACACAGCGAATAACCGATACCTGCTTTACATGAGTCGCAATATCAATTTGCAGGGCGTGATTCAGGTGGTTCATCACATGCCTAACCCCCCGTTTCATGCGCTGTACGCACCCCCGAGTCTTGGGTTCGGTCAAAATTTTGGAGTTCTATTCGGAAGTTAAGGAGTTTTTAGTATGGCAAACGCACAGATTTCATTTGGGTCTAAACTCGGTCTGCTTAACAACGCAGCAATCGGAGAAATCTATTACGACCAACTACGCCCCTTGCTTCGCGGCGTTGCACTGTCGCCAATCCGAACGGTGTGGCAGAAACCCACGCGGCGAATGCCATCGTGCATAACGGAGTGGGTACGGGGTCATGGTTCACAATCAAGAAGATTGACTCCTCGGCCAACGCCGTCACCCTCACAACCACGGGAGTTGGAGATACGATTGACGGGTCTTCCACTTACGCCTTGTCCGCTCAATGGAACTCGGTCACTATATTCTGTTCCATTGTAAACAACTCTTCACTGTTGCAATGGCTCATTCAAGCTAAGGTGTAATTCATGGCGATTATTCAAGTCACGTTCGACTCATCGAAGTGGACAGCGGGAACAGGAGCCGGTAGCTCTTACGGGAGCAACGGCTACAACGCCTCCAGTGTGTTCATGGATGCCGATGGTGTGACTGCGTGGGCATTTGAGTCGGGTGGAGCAGGATTCGCTCGTTTCAATATCACAACCGGGACTATGGTTCATCAGGATGCAGCCTTCGGGATACCCGGCACCGGCTTCTACTTCACCGCAGCACACCAAGGCAATGCCATTTTCCTTCAGGACGGCTCTGGTCATTACTTTGTGGTTGGAAGCAACAACAACCTGTACAAATTTCACATTGCGTCGGGAACCCCCGGAACTCTGTTGAATGGGTACGAGGTTGTTGATGCTACATTCAACCTCGCCACACTCCCCTCCTTTGTCAGTGTGGAAGATGCGTGCATATTCTCCAGCGGGGGTGTCAACTACATAGCTCTTGTGGATTACAGTTCCGGAAAGTTGTATGTCCTTGACGCGGATACGATGACTTCAGTGGGGCATTACTCAACACCTGACACAGGGCGTGGAGTACAGGTGTTCCTAGACAAGAATGGAATTCTTTGGGCAGTGTTCAATATTGGAACCGCACCTTATCTTGATGTGCGTTTGGCAAATTGGACACCCTCGAATGGGGCTACCTCTCAAGTCCTGAACATGAACGTAGACCGAATTGTGACACACTCAACGCACGGTCTTAGGGTTCGTGTGAAAGAGGCTGTGTATGTTCCGGCTACTCACGCGGTGATTCTGGCATCCCCAGTTACAAATGCATCGGATGTCTGTCTCATCGACATGACTGCTTGGACACTCAGCACGTATCATCCCGACGACATCAGCTTTTGGGTGAGTCAGACTTCCGCATTTCTTGGGTTAGCCGATGAAGGAGTAGAGGCTGGAACGTTGATGATTGAGGGTGCCCCCCAGTCACCAAATAATGCAGCACACGTCGGCGGTGTACTTCGCATCATCGACCCTACAACTTTGAACGTGCTGGTTGACATCAACGTTACAAGCGACATCATTGACGATACCACAATGACGCTAACCCCGGTTCCCAATTTTGTTTATGAGGGGCAGTGGGGCATCATAGAGACCGTTCAACATAATTCGGGTAATCAACTGTATATGCAGACAACTATCAACAACGTTGTCAACTTAGGTGCTCACAACTCTCTGCAAGGACCAACCGCTTATTTTGATTTTTACAATTGCCTCAGAGAAGCAACATGGTTGAGCGACCCCTCCAACTCCGCGTATGTTTATCATGCGATTCAGTTGTATGGCACATATTATGAGTACAGTGCTTTTATCAACGGATATGACTCCACGGGTCATCCGGATTTTGGTGTCAATAATCCCATTCCCCAAATCCTCCGCCCCGCCAGAGTAAGCGTGAATGGAACTAGCAATTCTTACATTGAATTTTTAGCGGCACCGGGGGCTGGCGGCAACGCAGTCACAGTCTATATCGACACGAGCACCGATGGGGCACCAACCGTATCCGGGAACAATATCACTGTCCATGCTGCCACATTAACTTTGAATGAAGTTGTTGCACAATTTCCTGTGACAACTACCTATGGTCAGGTGACGGCATCTATAACCAGTGGCAGCGGAAATGATTCATTCTACCCCGGAAACTTGCTAAATCTTATTGGAGGGGGTGATGGCCCAGCTTATAACTCAGCCTACGTTGGACCAGCATTGTTTAGCACCACGGATTTGATGTATCCCGCGTTTGCTGGTGTTGCATGGAACTCTGCTGCAAGCAAGGCTGCGGTGACTTACAGTGGTAATGGCATAGGCACCGGGAGCCCAGTGTACCTCGTTTCAACCGCTACGCCTCAAGGGTCACTTGTTGCCGTCACGGCTGCACCTAATCCAGCGACAGCCGGAGGGAATGTGACTTTGACAGCCACTATAACGGGTGCTGTGTCGGCGTTTCCCACTTCTGGAACTGTTCAATTCTATGATGGGGTCACTCCAATCGGAGCCCCGGCAAGTGTAAACGGCAGCGGACAGGCGTCCATCATCACAACTTTTCTAGGCGGGTCACACTCAATAACCGCACGTTACAGCGGGGGTTCATAAATGGCGGGAGCAAGACAAATTACATTCGACCCGGAGATTTGGTCAAGTCCAAATCAGCCCGGACCCCCCGGCGTGGCTCCTAATGCGGGTGCTGATGCTTCTAATGCGTGGTTAGACAATGATGGTGCGACCGCTTGGGCTTTTGAGGCCGCCGCTGGTGGTTATGCCCATTTCGACATCAACACCGGAACCATTCTTCACGAGGATACTCTCTTCGGCCAACCCGCAAGTAGTAACGTCCTCTATTACTCTTCCCTCATGGGAGCCGCTGTTATATGGAAACAAGATGCTGCTGGTTTCTATTACACATTATTCAAACACTCTGGTCATGTAACCATCTACAAATTTCACCTTGCAGGGTCAGGACCGATTACTCACCTATCTGTATACAAGGGGGGCAAAGGGTTTGCGGTCAACGACACTTTCAGCATTAGTGGGGGTAACAACGACGCTGTAGGAAAAGTCCTTTCGGTGGATAGTGTCGGTGGCGTCACTCTTTCTATAATCACAACTGCTGGCACCGGATATACAGCCAAGGTCAAAAGCACGACGACCGCCACAAGTGGTGTTGGCACAGGGTTGGTGGTCAGTATTGTCAGCAACGGACAACCCGGTACGCTCCTCAACGGGTACGAGATTATTGACGGGACTTTCGATACAGCGGTCTTCTTTGGAGGGGTCAACCCGTCGCAGAACATCGTTCTGTGGCACGGCAGCGATGGAAACAACTATCTAGGGATGGTGGATGACTACAGTTCCAAAATGTATGTGATTAACACAGACACCATGACCCCGGCTGGATACTTTGATTGCGACCCAAGTTTCAACTACGGCGGGGCTGGTGGTTTCCAATCATTCGTGGATAAGTATGGAGCCCTTTGGGGTGTGTACGAAATCTATGGTGCTCCCAGCAATGTGAACACAGGTGTGCTTCTCTCTACTTGGAGCCCATCAAATGGGTTTCTGACTGGACCGATTGAAACCAGCACTCTTAATTTTGGCGGAACTAGCTACGCTCCAAACGACACCTTCACTGTTGACGGTGGTGGAGGTAACGCAGCAGGGACTGTTCTCACGGTTACTGGTGGGGGCGTCGTTTCCTCGTATGTCATCACGAGTTCTCTTGGAAAAACTTCATTGGACAATGGTGGGGCAAGCTACATTCCCGGCACAGCCTTCACTGTGACTACGGGTACTGGTGATGCTACGGGAGTGGTCGATACTGTTGGCGGTGGGGGTGCTGTTCTCACTTATCACATCACAGGCTTGGGCACTAGCGGTTATGCGGTGGGCACTGCGGTTCCTACTGTTATGACAACGGCACCTCTCACTGATTTCAATACAAGCATAGGTGTCGCCGGGGCAAATTATGAAGTAGGTGACACCTTCACAGTCACTAGTGATAGTGGAGATGCGGTGGGTACTGTTCTCACTGTGGGTGGGGGTGGGTCGGTTTCAACCTACTCCATTACCGTCCACGGCACCGCTTACACAAACACAGTCGGCGCGGTGACCAGCACAGTCGTTAAACTAAAGAACTCCAACACGAGCATCGGCAACGCGGGTACTGGCTTCCATGCGGGTGATTTTTTCTCAGTTCAAGCGGGTAACTACAGCGCGATTGGCACTGTCCTCACCGTGGGCGGTGGCGGAAATGTTCTCACCTATAATATGGCAGTTCCGGGTGACCAGTACCCCGCAAGCACAAACAACCCCACACAGGGCTCGACAATTCCGACCAATGCCAGCACCACTCTCAATAATGGTGGTGGCAGTTATGCTCCCGGAGACACCTTTGCGGTCGGCTTTGGTGGGGGTGAGCGGGGCACGGTGTCTACAGTTGATGGTAGCGGTGCGGTACTTACATACAACATTACAGGCGGCGGTCAGCCGACACAGTACAACGGAGTCATCCTTTGTGTTGCGGTAGCTCCTCTTACTAACGGTAACACCAGCCTTAATAATGGAGGACTGGATTACGCCCCCGGAGACACTTTTGCCATTGAAGCACCAGTTGGCGGCTACGGTAGTGGTGCGATTGGAACTGTGGACACGGTAAATGGAAGTGGTACGATTCTTACGTATCACATCAGCACAGCCGGGAGCGGGTATACCACAGGTACGTGCAACTCCACCACACTGACAGGTGTTGGTTTTGGTGCGACTCTCACTGCGGCCTTTAGTGGAAACGGGTTCTCTCTAAACGTGAATGCGGGAACGGGCTTGACCATTGACGTTAACAGCGGCACGGGTTTGACTTTGAATACAACCCCGACTGGCTCCGGCTTGACGTTGAACATTGACAGCATCGGCTCTGGCACTAATTACTCATTGGCAACCGGAAAAACTACCACAGCGACCAGTGGCGGTGGAAGCGGCTTGATGATTGACATCACTGGCCTTGCTCCGAGTGCTAACACCGTTCTTAATACACAAATTTTTTACATCGACCCGACTGTTCACGGGCTCTCGGTTGACCCGTATGCTTACGCTGGGTATGTTCCTGCCAATCATTCCTTACTGGTTGCACAAGAACCATGGTGGCTCACGGGTGAAGTTAGTGGCATCGCTCTACCCCACTTCTCAGGCCCGATAAGCAACGATGGATTCTTTAGTGTACCTGCAACTGTGTTGAATGTTGGCGGGGCTAACTATGCGGCGTATGACACATTCACAGTTGACGGAGGTTCTCCTCTAGCGACAGGCATCGTCATGAGTGTAGATGGCGGAGGTGCTGTGCTTACTTACCTCTTGACTGGTGGAGTCGGCATCGCCCCAATCGCCTCAGGCGGAGCGGGGGGTGGCTACGCCCCCGGAGATACTTTCACCGTTGACCATTTGAATGGAACAGGTACAGCGGCAACTGGCACTGTTCAAACAGTTGACGGTGGTGGTGGGGTTCTTCTCTATACGCTCACGGGGGCTGGAACCAACTACTATGTCGTCACTGGAGTGACAACAACGACGACGAGCGGGGGTGGCTCCGGGCTCACGCTGAATATTGACTACCTCTCTCCGATGGGTGGGGACGGCTATGTAAAAGCAACCGGCATCACCACGACAGCGACAAGTGGCATCGGGGTGGGGTTCACTCTCAACATCGACTTTATCACTGGGAAACGAGTCTCTTGGCACGCTGATGACCAGCGGTTGTTCTCTGTTTATTACTATGACTCCAACGTCATGGGCTTTGATGTAGGTGTGCAAAATGATGGAACTCTGATGCTGGAAGGAAATGGAGCCGACCCATTCCAAGCGGGTGGGGTGCTCAACATTGTTGACCCAACAACACTGACTGTAACTCAAACGATTGATGCCACACGAGTGATTGTTAGCGAGTCCCCTAACATTACGGTCTTCCCCGGACCTCGTTGGTCAAACAACATTTTGGTGGGGCCTGTTTCCCTCGCGGTAAGTGATGGAGTGAATGCAACCTATACCACGACTCACAACAACATGATTGTTGGGGCACATGCCGGTGTTCAAAATATGTTGGGGGTGTCCGCCGTTGGGGGTAATGTAAACACCGTCACACCAACGGACATAACAGTACCGGATGCAACGGCATTTACTGCACATACGCAACACCCACCGCAATTGGTGGACGGTCCTCCTTACAGTTACAACAATAGATACTCGGTTATCAGTGCTCAGGGCACAAGCTATCCGGGGTTCATGAGCTACACGTGGAGCAAGGCCAACAGTGTGGTTCTCTGTACCTACCTCTGGTGGGGAAGCCCCATCTACATTGTTCCAACAAATGAGCCTCTGTATGCAGCCGCCACAGGCGGCCCGGTTTCTTTGACGGTGACAACAGGCACAACCTCAACAGCCATCACGAGCATTGTAACCAACCCAGCTTATCCGAGTTCTTCAGTTCAAATTACTGCTCAAGTGACGGCGGGTTCCGGCCCGAATCCGTCGAGTGGTACAGTACAATTCTATGATAACGTTTCTCCGATTGGGTCGCCGGTCAGTGTCAACGGTTCAGGTGTAGCTATCCTAACGACCAGCAGTTTTGCCACTGTGGGCTCTCATCCCATCACGGCTTCGTTTACAGGCGTAGGCTATAGCCCTAGTACGTCTCCATCAGTTCCTTTGTCTATTGTGAAGGCTCCAACCACTACGACTATTACCTCGTACAACAACCCAGCGGTGGTGGGTCTTGCGATTACCTTCAGGGTGGTTGTAAATCAGCCGGATGGGGGCACGGTTACTCTAACGGATACGTTCAATAGCGTTACGACAACACTGACAACGCTAACGCTAACTCCTAGCGGGAGCACAAGCACAGTCAATTACACAACGTCATCCCTAGCCTACGGTCTCCACACCATCACCGCGACTTACAGCGGGGATTCTACTTATAGCGGAAGCACAGGAACGGTGTTGCAGCACATCGTACATCCGAGCGATACCTATGTTTATTTGCCAAGCTTCGCTTTGGTTGGAACGTACAGCGCACAGGGAGACACTCTTCTCCCACCAGCCGCCGTGGCTGTTCTTGTTCCAACGGAGACTACGGGGTCATTCATCGTTCCTAACACCCCACTTTTTGTCATCTGGAACACAACCAATATTTCTCAAGTGAGAATCACGGGAGACAATGGGGTCGATGCCCCTCTGGATTCCGGATTCATCATCACGGTGGGTCAGGATTCGGGTAGCTTTGAGATTCCTTCGGGATTCACGCACGACATTACTTTGACTTTCTTGGCGTATCCCAACAATATTACCAGTCCCCCTGTGGTGATAACACAGATGCTCTCAGTGGACTTTGCTTCGGGGGCCATGACAGGGATTGCCATCACTCCCTCGAACCCGACCCTTACGGCGGACTCTCTCAACCCCTCGACCCTGATTCAAACTCAGCAGTTCGTGGCTACCGCCACTTATGAGGATAGCAGCACCGCAATTCTCCGGTCTTCGGCAGCGGTGTGGGCGTCTACGAACACGGTGGTGGCGACTGTTAACTCTACAGGATTGGCGTCTACCACCGCCGCTGGTGCTACTACCATATCCTCCATATATGGAACATTTACAGCCAGCACACTACTGACACTTCAACTGGCCACTGTGAATAACCTTGTTATTTCAGGCCACGCTGTTCCTTGGATTGTTACTGGCACAATCAACACGATGTATTCCACACCGGGGCAGTCGAGTGGCTCCACCCCACCCGCCACTATAGCAACCACCCCCGGAAAGGTGGTAACTATTCAATATCTCTCCGGCTTGTGGACTGTGGGGGGAACGTACTCTTCTACAGATGCGAACGGTCGAACAAGTGATAATGGGCGGTCGTCAGGGGAAGCCGGTTACTATATCCCCCCGTCGTCCACTCCGGTCTACGCGCAAATGCTCATTGGGGGATTCGCTGATAGCACAGGTCAACTGGTTGCACCCCCTGTCGCCATTGGTAACCACGCTGTTTTGACAACTCCAGCAGGGGCGACCCAGTTGGTCATGGGCATGAACGACGGAACTACATGGAACGATAATGGGGGCTCCCTTACCGTGGAGTACACAGTAATTTAAAAAATACTGGAATATGAAGTTACTCTATAGGGCGTATATTTTGCCCATCTACAGGAGAAAAACAAAATGGCTAAGAAAATTGCACAGGTAGACGCTCAGGCGATGAACTCGTTGTACGCTTCCGAACTCACCAAGTCCGGTGTTAAGTTTGCTGCGGCTGACGAAAAGGGAGCCCCGCATGACCCTCAGGCTTTTGAGGACCACGCCGAGTATCTCGAAACTTTGAAGTCTGTTATGGCAGAAGACAACAAGACTGATTTCAGTCCGAATGACCCTGTGCAGGATTGAAGTCGAGAAAATTTTGACTTTCACAGTATTAGATTCACAGCGTTTGGGTATGCAGGGTGCCCAATAGCCTTGCTGACAATTGCGTCCCTAACCTCAGGACGTTTCCACATATCCGAAGCCGCGATGGCTATTTTGTCGCGGGTGGCTAGACCACGCCTCTTTGGGGTGTTTACGCATCGAAGCATACAGGTGAGAACCTGTGCGACCTCGCTTAAATTGGTACTTGGCGTCAGACATTTTGTCCTGAAGATACTTCTTCAGGTTGGTGCCTTTGTGTTGCCCAACGTAATACTTACCCGTAACTGAATTGACGATTAGATAGATGAACATAAAGTGCCTCTCTATCCACGCCCTTCTTTCTGGTGTCCAAACGAGAGCAGAACTTGACCGCTGGGAGCAGTTCTTCATCGCTCTGTTCAAGTCGAGAGACCCCAAGTTTGGTTACAACATTTGCAAGGGCGGAGAAGGCTTCAGTGGCTCTCACAGTCAAGGCAGTAATTGCACGCAACGCCCAAGGCCCCACAGAGGAGACTCGTAAAAAGTTGATTGACTCCCACACAGGGCTTACTCGCAGCCTAGAATCCCGCGAGAAACAAAGACTGACTATCACAGGAGCTAACAACCACTTCTACGGCAGGACTCACTCAGAAGAAACTCTCGCCCAAACTAGAAAGCCGATTCGCTGTGTAACCACGGGTGATGTATTCCCTTCACTTTTGCAAGCGGCTCAGTGGGCCGGTTGGAATGGAGGGGGTTCAGGGAACCTATCACGGGCACTTAAGGGTAAAGGAAATTTTCTCGGTAAACATTTTGAATACGTTCAACAACTTTCCAAGCCTATTATAGGTGAAATGCATGGTCTCTAAGTTTTCTCATCTCATTCAAGTGGGTCGAATAGTTAACACCGTTGACGGCGGGGTTTTTCGCGTTACGTCTAAAATCGCATCCGCCGAGGGGATTAAGTTCCGCCTTGCCGACTTGCAGGGTAAGCCCGTTCCAACACCCGCTGACTTTCGTCCCATCAGCCCAGCCCTTGCACGCTTCGCGGCGTGGATACGGCTGGCCTATAACAAGGACTTCGATTTGTATGTCAAGGCATACATCGAAGCGGCAGGACTGCCCATTGACCCAGCAATGAATTGGTCGAGATTCTTCGCGGCTAGGGTTGCCCCCAAGTTGATGTCCAAGGACCCGGAGATTCAGGATGAGGCAATTCACCAGATTATCATCAAGACTCTGGTGGAACGCAACGCTCTGACCAATTTTCACGAGTCCATCAAAAAGTTTCCCCAACGCATTCAGGATTTGCCTCTCGACAAACAGGTCAGCACCTTCCTGATGCAGACGTTCAATTGGCGTATTCGTGAGGCTAACGACTACATCAAGAACTTCATCTTCCAAGACGAAACCAATTCCATGTGGGCTGAAGGTGATAGCGAGGATGCAGATGTCAACATTCTCGATAGCGCCGAAAGCACCACAGGCGGGGATGCATACGACGCGGTTAACGCCGACGTTGATGTGGCTCACTTCCGCAAGGGTTTCGAAAAATTCCTTGACGAGAAGTTCCGCACCGAAACTGTGCAGCAGTATCTTGCTTTGTTCGACCTCATCTATGCTCACTTGAAAGAGGGAGACGTTCCGGGTTCTGGTGCCACAACCCGCAGGGCTCCAATCGGAGTCAGAGAGAATGAAGAGGGCAGACAACTAGGCGTGGGACAGGCCGAGACGATTGAAAAGGAGATTCCTACTCTGTTTAGTGAGTGGAAAGAACTGACGAATTCTGCCAAGTCTCACTCGTGGTTCAAGGTGCTCTTCACCAACCTGCCCAAAATTATCGACACTTACATCTCCAAGCATTTGAATGACGAAGAGGTCAGCCCGTTCGTTGACATCATGCGTCAGATTGGTATCGACCAGAAGGAACAAACCCCTGAGTTGCAGCCCATTGGGGTTGGCGAAGGTGCCGGGGACATCGGTGAACTTGCCGAGTTAGCTCCTCTCGCGGCTGTAGCCTCGAAGAGTGCTGCTCAGTGGGAAGTTCCAAAGTGCAAGGGATGCGGAAGACAGGATGTATCCGATTGCCTCGCATGTCATGAGAAATTCTGCAACGATTGCATTCTCACTCATCACGCGAACAACCCAAGTCACGACCGCGTGGCTTCAAAGGCAGCGGCCTTCCATTACATCAACGGGTCTCAGCACAAGCTTGGTGGGTGCTCCATCTGCAAGAAAGCAGAGCTAGGCGAAACCACCAACGGCAATGATGACCAACCAGTTTTTGTTGATGCCCCCAAAGACCACATCGGTCTCACTCCTCCAGAGATGCAGGACTTCATCGCGGATTGTATTGGCTCTGGCCTGTACGAACAAGTTGGTGAACCCTACTTTAGCTGGCAGGGATGTGACTACTGCAAGGGCGGCGGCGGCGGAGACGTTACCGACTGCAAGGGCTATCGCAACCTACAAGATGCTCAGGCTCCGAATCGTGAGGAACTTGAGTATGAATTCCGGCTTTGCAATGAATGCCTGTACAAGCTGGTCTATGGGGAAGAATAAATGGCTGAACCAGTAGCAACTCCGGCAACACCTGATGTAACGGAGCCACAACAACAGAATCCAGCACTCGCCCCTCAGCGTCCGGGGCAGGGTGCGGCGGTTGTGATTTCAGAACCTCAAGAGCAGGAGAAGCATACGATTCCACCAGAGATTCCGTACCCGAGATACCACATGGCTGTGCTCGAAGCATCGGCCAAGTTCTCATCCTCTGATGTTGCGGAGTATTGGGACTTGGCATCGTTCGACACTCGTCAACAGATTGTCCATCGCAGCGGATTGCGTGGGATGAATGAAAGACAGCAAATCGAACAACTCATCACCGGAAAGGGCGGCCCGAAACAGTTCACTGACAAGGAAGCCTACGAGATAGCCGGTACCCCGTGGAAGCAGTTGACCATCGGCATCAAGATGGAACTCATACAGACGGTGTACAACTTCATGGGTTACGGGATGGAAAACTTGGGAGACTCAGTACCCGAGTTGGATGACGAAAGCAAAGCGGAGTTGAAGAGCATGGGAATTATCGCCAAGAACGCCCGTGGTGGATGGAAGCGCATCTCCATGAACACTGTGCAGAGCGATGACAACCGTTTCACCATCACTCAGATTGACCCGACACGACGCTCGAAGTGGTTCCTTCTAAAAGACATGGAAACTGGAGAGTCCTACGAGGAAACCACGATGACGGGTGCCAAGAAGAAGGCCAAACAAATAGCGGGTGTAGAAGAATCTCAGGAGTCCATGGTAGCTCTGGAGGATGAACTCCTCTGAATTTCCCGATTATGACGAGAAACCCGTAACCAACGAAGTTGCGGTAAAGAATGCGTCGGGAAGTGCTTACAGTGAATGGATTAGAAATTGAATTTCAAACATCTAATTAGAACTGCGAAATTGGCAGTGGAGGATACCATGGCTCGACCGATTCAAGAAAAGACACAATCAAAATGGGCACGCCTACGTCAAGTAGCTACTGAAGAGCCCAAAGAAGCTGACTCGGCGATTGCTGAAGTCGCGGAGGCTCTCGGCACGATGGCCGATGCCCTTTCCAATCTTCGCGAGAACCTCGACCTGATTGAAGCGCCGAAGACGGCCAACATCAAGGTTCGCATCGCGACGGCTCGTAAGTACGCGACCGCGTTTCGTCGTATCGCCGAAGATACCCCGGAGATTGTTGCGGGTGCCATCAGCGAAGTTTATCACAGTCTTGATGACGTAGCTGGTGCTTTTGAAAATCTCGCTGAGAATCTCGGCGTCGAACTTAGTCTGACTCCTGCCGAGGAAGCTATCGGCGAAGAAGGCAAAGCTGAGTTGGAAGGCGAGTGGGGAGCAGAGGAGCCTGAGTCAGGCGAGTCAGGCGCCGCACCGGCTGAAGAGAAGCTTGATGCAGAACTCGAAAAGGAAGCTGGGTCACAAGAGTGGACTAGCGACCGCGACGAGGAAGGCCAACCGAAAAGCCCAGTCATCGCCGCCGCTACTTGCTCTCAATGCAGTGCTGGTCACGAAGACCCGAAGAAGCCCGGTTTCTGCAAGCGTCATGGCAAGCGTATCAAGAAGGAAAAGAAAGCTGATGGTTCCGCTGCGTTCATCTCCGACCGCGACAATGCCGCCAAGCCTGAGGCTCCAGCCAAGCTAGACATTCCTGAGGCCCAAGGCGAAACTGAAGTGGGCAAGGCCGCTGCCAAGCGTGCCGCTGTTCGCGACCGCATCGCCAAGCGTTGGGGCGTTCAACTCTAAAGACGTTCGTGTATTCATGAGACTCGTTGGAGGCTAACTATGGATTCAACCATTTCCTATAAAGGCTATCGCCGGGGAGACTCGGCGCAGGGAGCCTATGACTTCTACCGTAACAACGGGGATACGACTCAGGACATGTACGATTATTCTCCCTATCTGAGGGAGATTGCTCAGGGTAACATCCTTGAAATTGGCACAGCCTATGGAATCTCTACAGCGTCATTCCTGTGTGGAGTGGAGGAGCGCGGAGGACATGTCTACACCGTAGATGTTGATGCGTACTGTGGTGAACTCTACCCCGGCCATCCACAGTTGACGTTCATCCAAGCCAACAGTGTCACGCAGCCTGAAACCATAAAACAAGCAATCCCCCAGTCGTTGGATGTACTTTTTATAGATGGTGACCATCACTACGAATCAATAACTTCTGATTTGGAAAACTTCTATCCACTGCTTCGCTCTGGAGGATTGATTGTCCTGCATGATGTTGACCCGTGCCCCGCCGTAGTGCCACACATCACGGTGCATGACCCATGGGAACCCGCACGCGCCATGAATGATTTTGTGTTGGCTCACCCAACTTGGTCTCTTGAGATTAAGAAAGGACGATACGGTTTGGGAGTAATTGTTCGGGGGTAGTGGACTTTAAATTATCGACTTCACAGTATTATAAATAGAACGCTTGCGTTCCACCTCTCAAGCCATGGGGTGTCTCCTGTAGAACACCGCCGCTCTGTCCTGTGATGGAGCGGCGGTCTCCGTTTAGGCGGCTGCAAAAATCTCAGTCACCTTGTCCACCATGTAATCGGTCGCCTCATCGCTGATGTCGAGATACATCTGTGTCACTTTCAAATCCTCGTGACCGAGGAACTTTGAGATAAGAGGAACGGGCACGCCACGCTTGTACATAATTGTCGCTCCCGTCTTACGCCAACGATGCAGGTTGAATCCCGTGAGCCCGTCACGCTTGGCAATCGCTTGACACTTCTTGAGGAAGTGTCCCTCAACATGACCGAAGGTGTTGGGGAACAGTAGGTCGTGTTCCTGCTTGCCTTCGCAGTACACCTTCAGCTTCTCCATCACTTCCGGTTGAAGGGCAAGCGGTCCGGTCAAGCGGTGCGGGGTCGGAAGATTCCCATGCCTCGTTGGTTCATGGTGGACATAGCGGTCGGATTTGAGGCGAGTGCGAAGGAATCGTCTGTAACGCTCCCAGTACCCTTGGTCAACTTGATTGAGCGGAGTGATGCCGTCGAACTCCAGCATGTAGCCAAGGCGGTGAGTGTATGCGTTGAGCGTCTTGGGTGACGCACCATACCCGTGAATTGGGGGCACCTTATGGGTGCCCTCCCTTTTTGGTGCTGAAAATAATTTTCCAGAATACTAGCCAAAACCAAGTACACCCCGGTATACTGTAACTAGAGACCGGAAGGGCTTCATAAGAAGTGGCTCCGGGCGGGGGTTTGGCGGAACCCTTTAACAAAATCCGCCGTTTTATGGGGAGCATGGTTGCCTGAGCTATCGAGGGTGTACAACCACGTTAGTTTGGTCGTGGGTCTGATTCCCACACGTCCCCACCAAAATTTGACAAGACGGCGGGTAAGAGTCCTACTGTCCGAAAGGGTGGTGCCCAATGTTCGGTGGTGAGCCTATCCAGTAATGGATACAGCATCATGGTAGCGTAACGTTGCGTTACTCACCACCTGTAGTCGGCGGAGGCAGGGACTCCTTAAGGGGGAACGCAGTTGCAACTGATAGCCCTCGGCGTAAAGCTTTGCTCCAATGTTTGTCTGGTGTATCGCTGGACGAGCCCCAACCAGATTGGCTCGATTACACTGGATGATTCAGTTTCGGGGAAGGAATGAAGGAGTCCGCAGTATGGCATGGCCGTGAGGCGTAGCCATCCGACACGGCTTACCACCTTCCCCGAGAATCCTCTCAGACCCCCTCAAAAAATTCCCAAAAAATACTAGCCAATCTTGTGTATCCTCCCGTATACTACGAGCATGAACAACAATATTGTGTTCGTCGTAGAAATTCCGCTGACTGAGAAGAACAACGTCGTCACCTACAACGTCAGTAAAGACGCCGGTTTGAAGGTGAAAGATGTGACTAACCAACTACGTGAAGCGGTCGAAGCCGCCTTTCCGGGCATCGAAGGGGTGCAGGTACGCTGCCGTCAAAACCCCGATTGGCACGAGATTATGCGCCAACGAGAGGCTTCCAAGAATCGCTCCGGCTTCTTTCAGAGGGTGTTTGGGAGAGCCTAAATTTAATTTTTGGGAATTTTCGAGAATGGGTAGCCAAAACCACAGAGGTTGAGGTATTATGATTCTCACAGGGAAGTAAAGGCGGGGAGTGGCGCAATGGCGCAACGCAAAGACGAGCGTATCGTCCGAGGGAGAAGAAGTGATGAGTAAATTTTGGGAAAACGATAATGGTAAAACGCAACGTTACATTGAGACCATCACCCCCGCGATTGCGCGAGAGTTGATTGACAATCTTGATGTACGACTGGCTGCTGACGGCCTTCTTCGCCGTCCCGTAAACCGGGCGCGGGTGAAGATGTATGCCGAGATGATTCGGCGTGGCGAGTGGGAGCCCATGCTCTCGCAGATTCACTTAACCGGCAAGGGTGCAGCCCTAAACGGCCAGCATCGTTTGCTTGGCGTCATTGACGCCGACAAGTCCATCACTTGCGATGTGGTGAAGAATACGCCACCCGAGTGGTACGACCGTTTCGACACCGGCCACCGCACCCATGAGGACAACATCACCATCAGCGGTGCTGCCGACCCCCGCATCAAGAAGTCCCTCATTCCTCTGGTGTACGCCAGCTTCAATGGCACCATCCGCTCCTACAAGGTTGATGAAGTCCCTCCGACCGTCGTCAAGGAAATCTCCCGTGACTACGAAAAGGAACTGGACACGGCCATTGCCTTTGCGAAGGGGTCAGACTTCAAGCCCATCTTCGTCGCCTTCATGTACTTCCACTTGAACCGGGTTGGCTATCTGAAGAAGTGCCTGCCTTTCCTCCAGCAGTTCAAGGACGGCACGAACCTGTCGAAGTCTGACCCTGCGTATAAGCTGCGGAGGCAGATTCAGGTGCTCAGCCGCAACATCCGCAATAAGGAATTGTTGGCGAAGCTGTTTCACATTTGCAACCGCATCGTCAACGATGAACCGATTGGCAATCTCATCGCCGACTGGAAGTACACCATCGAAAAGAAGCAGCCGAAGACGACCAAGAAGCATAAGGCATTCGCCGCCCACGCTTAGCCGCAAACCATGGTACCAGTGTTGAACATGGGGTGTACAGCACTGGTACCTCAACTTAAGTACCGACCTATCGCTAGGAGAAAGAAAATGACAAAGGTTGGAAGACCACGCAAAGTCGTAGAGGTTCCTACAGAGGGGCCCCTTAGCAAGTTCGAGGACAAGTTTGAACTTACCGCCTACACCGAAAAGTACATGCGGTACTCGACGTTGAAGCACCTGCTTGACACCCGCATTGACGCCGCTGCCAACGAAACCTTCGTCAAGGAACTGATTGCGAAGTGGGGCGGAGACAAGTCTCGGGCGCTTGAAGACCTCTTCAAGTATCCGATTGAGGCAACTGGCGACGGCGTTCTTGTAGTTGGCCGTGCTGCTGCTCGTGCCTACGCAAACATCCTCACCACCCGTGACGACCCTGACCCCGAAATTCCAATCCTGACCTACGACAACATTCCCAACTACGACAAGTTGAGCGACAACGAGAAGTTGGGTCTACGTCTGTATGCCATGAAGCGCGACCATCGCGACGACGACATGCGTCGTGGCTTGAGCGAACAGGACAAGCTGTGGAACATCCGCCAGTTCGTTTCTCAAGGCTGGAGCAAGGAACGTGTTCTGTCTGCGGCTGCTGAGATTGGCATCGCTGAGTGGAAGGCCGAAGACCTTTACCGCAAGGCGAAGAATAGCATCACGAACATCGCCATCGCCAACGTCCGCAAGGAAATGGCCGAACTCCGGACTGCGAAGAAGCCGGTCAACGTGGACAAGCTGTGCGAGAAGCACGGTCTCGACTCGAAGAAGTATTCGGACTCGATTGTCAACCCGCAGCGTCGTGGGGCACGGACAGCGGCTCTCAACAACTTGGTCAAGAAGCAGCGTTGGATTGCCAAGTCCCCGGCCAAGACACCGTTCTCCGGTGGCACTCCGCAGAGCCTTGCGAACGGCAACCTCGACTGGTACCGCCGCTCCGTTCAGGACATGCTCGACCCCGGCGAGAAGGCGTTGTCGGGTGAAACGTTCCTCGCTCTGACTCGCCAGCACTTCGCTGCTGCCGCTGCCGCTGCCAAGTTTTGGGGTGATGCTCTCAGCCGTGCGGAGGCCGAGGTTCTCAAGTTGGGCTCGACACGCAAGGTTCGTGCAGCCACGGTATAACGGTCGTCCGCAACATTCTACAGGGCTCCCTTCGGGGAGCCTTCCTTTTGGGTATTAGCTATAGAGTCTACTACCTGAAAGGTATCCTATACCCTAGTGAAGTGTCATCAACGCAAAATCAGAGAAGCAGCGGCCCTCACAGAGATTGACGACCCCGAAGCGTTGGAAGCCGCTAAGGACATCAAGAATGCTGTCGTTCGTGAAATTGACCGCAAGACCGCTGAGTCTGTTATCCTGAAATATGAGTGGTTGGGTAACATGGGCAACTCGGCTCGTTACTTCGGCATCTACTTCAAACATCCTACCACAGGTTCTGAGTATCTTGCCGGGGTCAACTGCTTCGGGCATCCGGGTTCTATATCCATCAATCAAATCTGTGGCAAGGAACACGTCGAAAAAATTTACTGGTTGGCACGCGGGGCCTGCGTTCATTTCGCTCACCCCCATGCGGGTAGTCTACTTACCACTGAGGCTTGTAAGTTATTCGGAAAACCGTGGAAGACTCGCGATGGGAAAGACATGCCAGCTAAGTTTGTATTTGTGGCTACAGCGGACAGTGACGCCGGAGAATGTGGTACAATTTATCAAGCTTGCAATTGGTTTTATGTGGGCAAGACAACCTCTGACCGGATGTTTCTCAAGGATGGTATGCCAAAGGAATTAGCTAAGAGTTATCGTGTGTTGGTTAAGGGTCCGTTGCGTAATCGCACGGGTCGGGTGGAAACCGCAGACCCGGACGGTCGGCGTCACTTCCTGATTGATGGCGAGAAATACTACTGCGGAGACACATTGCCTGACGGCTGTAACCTCGTCGGCTCCCCGGCGTATCCATTCAAGGTCAAAGCGAAGTATGGAAAGACCATGAAGGAAGCGGAAGCGAATCGGTTGAAAGAAATTCTAGCTGAAGGTTGGAAGCCAATTCCGGGAAATCCAAAATATATGTACTGCGGAATCTACTCCGATGGTACCATCAAGGGTAAGAAGCAACGGAAGGAACTCATCGAAGCTTTGAAGAACCACAAGATGAAGGGCAAGGATTTTCTTCCATACCCAAAGCGTAAAGATGCGGCCAAGCACACGGGTGTGACGGCAGACATGCTCAGCAATGAGTCCACCGCCGAGGGCGGGGTTCAAGTCCCCGAGGCCGCTCCAAGCCTATAGGAGCCACCGATGAACCGCAGAGTATACTTCATCATCGCCATACTGTCTGTTGTATACTTCCTCGCGGCGAAGGCCCTCCTCATCTACAACCAACACACCATTGAAAGCCTTGGTGCCGAAGTTCGCATCGACTGGCCCACAGCCCAACTCCCGCCCTGCTCTGCGAACGTTAAGGTCAACTGTACCCTGTCTCTCAACATCGTAGCGTACCGGCAGGATGGTGCCATGCTAACTGTGGCTCGTGCTCTGCCCCCAACGGCCACGGGTGTGGAAGCCATAATGCCTGAGGGGCTCTACGATATTTGGGTAACGGCTTCCGGGCGTGACTCCAGCGGGAACTTCACCGTGATGCTCTCGTCTATCAAGGCAATCGAAATCACACGTGAGGGGAGCAAATCTTCCGACGACCCCGCCCCGGTGGATACTCCTGCCCCGGCTGGTGACCCCACCTTGGACAAGACCTAAAATAAATTACCTGAAAACTAGCCAAACCTTCGGTATGTTCCGTATACTGTAGGTATGAAGACCTTGCAGATTACCAAGTCCAAGATTCTGATGTCCAAACACGATGGCATCGAGTGTGGCTACTACGTTGACCACAAGGTTTATGGCATCCTTCCCGGTTGCCGTAAGGAACAGCTTCTCTCCATCACGGCTATGACCGGCTACGTTTGGGTCAAGGCTCTGTTCAGCTACAACGGTAACGCCCACGTCCGCCCGTCTGACTGGCTGGCACTGGTCAAGGACTCCCCGGTCGAAGCCGAGCGTGTGTACCATGACTCCAACAAGCTGGAAATCACCCTTGAACTGGTGGAATTGGCTCGTCGTCAGGCGTCCCGCGTGGCCGACTGCCCCGCTATCCATGACACGACCCACGTTCGCCCCGGCTATGAGCCCACGTTTGACGAAATGACGAGGAAAGCATGAAAATTACCATCAACCCATTTGCGGTACTTGGCGGTCTGCTGGCTTGGCACTGGTTCGGATTCCACATGCTCATCGTTTTGGTTCTGGTAACCAGTAAGCTGACCCTTGAAGACGACTCGGACTTCGGGTTCATAATCACTTTATGGTAAAATAATTTCTCAAAAACTAGCCAAACTGGTGGTGTCGCCGGTATACTAGATGTGTGGAGGATTCACCCATGCTGAACGAGACCAGAGCAAGGCGTATCGCGAACCAGAAGCTGGCTGCAATGCCCGTCTACCACCCGTTCATCCCCACCGCCGACATCGACAACATCCTGACCTCCGTGGGTCTCAATGCCATGGAACCTGCCATCTGGTGCGGACGCGAAGGACGCAGCAACGAGCAGGTCGGCCCCAAGTCGCACCTGACCATCACGTGGTACAAGATGGAAGTGACCGGCGTCTACGAAATCGTCGCCTACGTATCCTAAGGAGGGCTTTGTGAGCAAAGTTACGGCAGCAACCATCAACAAAGCCCTCAGGCCAATGGCTACGCCTACTTCACTGACGGCAACGCCCCACTCTGGCCTGAATCCGGTGTTTACGTCAATCGAATCTCTGATATTCCTGACTTGCAATTCTGGTTGGATGCTCATTCCCGGCTGTCGGCGGCTTACGAAAACTCCCGCCTCCCGGCTGACCCGGATAATGACCCCACCGCCCCCATCAAAATCTTCTTCACCCGAAAGGATTGATTATGCCTTCTGCCAATCTGCAATCCGCAATGGACGCCCTGCGAGTTCTCAACCACGAGGAACTCACTGCCATTATGCCTTTCTACAAAAACCTGCTTTCGTTGAACCGTCGCGTGGCCGCAGCCGAGGCCGTCATGTCCCTCAAGGCTGGCGACCAAGTACGCCTCCACGGTATCCGCCCCAAGCACATGAACGGCTCTGAGGGTGAGGTCATTTCCGTCAAGCAGACCCGCGTTCTGGTCAAGTTTCCCGGCACCAAGTGGGCGTATGGCGTCACTGTCCCGGCAACCTGCCTGACCCTGATTGAGAATAAGGCGAAGTCGGCAACGGCGTAAATTTTTCTTCCAAAAACTAGCCAAACCCGTGTCATGCCCGGTATACTATGAGCATGGCACGGATAACGGTACGCCCGGTAGGAGTTCGCAACGCAGATGTTTCTCACTGTGCAATCTGTGGGAGCAAACGGTCGGCAGGGTACGGTACGTGCATCAACTTCTGCCAGTGGATTCTGCCCGGATGGGTGGGCTACAACGCGGTGCTGAAAGAGACTGCATTTCTTGATGCTCGTGCTTTGCCGCTGGCAAAGCTGCACAAGTGGAACCCGGAGACGAAACGCATTCACGCTCCGTCGTTCCCCAAATTGGTAGCCGCTGCCCGTGCGTTGGGTTGGGGTGGCGATACGGCGGCGATGAGCCAGCCAGTCTTTGTGGAGGTTCGGTAAATGGAATTCACGAATGCGGAGAAAATCATCTTGTTGTCGGCACTGGCTCTCGACACCTCTACCACTAAGGATGCGGTGAAACGTAACCCCTCACTCATTGATGTGGCCGAGAAGCGACTGGCTATTATCGAACCGCTCATTGAAAAAATCACAGCCTCGGTGGGGGTGTAGCGTGGACAACCGGGCAGGGTTCTTTTGGAGACTGCCGAGTCGCACAGTGTATAGGAGCGCAAAATGCTCGTCCAAATAGCGAACGAACTCAACCTCAACCCGACGATGTGCAAAGTTTGCAAGGGCAATTGCTGCTCCCGACAACCGGGCATTACACACCCAAGCCAGTGGGGCAAGACGCCCAATGAGATTCTCCAGAACTTGGCAGATGTGCTTTCGGTGAAGCCCTCGCGTTGGGCGATTGACTGGTGGGAGGGTGACACTGAGCCATCGTACGAGTTGGACGACGTGTACTTTGTTCGCCCCGCCGCAAGAGGCGGTCACCACATGTTTCATGGGGCTGGACGAAACGCCCCTTGCGTGTTCCTTGCTGACCACGGCTGCACGTTGAAGCCCCATGCTCGACCGAGCCAGTGCTTGGACCTGATTCCAGCGATGAAGGACGACAGGTATCATTGCACTCACGTTGAGGGTGGCAGCAAGGAAGATTACGCTCGTGCGTGGCGTCCATACCAGAAGGAAATTCTGGAGGCCGCGAAGCAAGCCGGGTTCACCCCGGACGACCGGGAGACGGATTACGTTCCACCATTTTGGGAATTTGAATTCTGAAAGGGGATTTTATGCAACTGTCTCAAGTGGAAAAGTCAGTCATTGTCACCGCCCTCCAACAGGACATCGTGTCCGACCGGAAGGCCGCAGAGGATAATCCGGCACTCGCGGGTTACGTCGAACGCAACGTCAAGTTCCGCGAGGAACTCATCGCCAAGTTGGAGGCAAACTGATGCTGTTGCAAATTCCTGACATTCCGAACAAATGCAACGCCTTCACCGTGACTCTCCCGATTCTGCCCCGGCAGAAAGGGGAATCGGTCATGCCTGATGAGAAGAAACTTACGCGGGGCGACCTCTACCTCGCTCCGCCGAGCCAATACGCTAAGCCGCCCATTCCGCCCCGGTACCCACCGTCGCTGACTGTGTACGCGGTTATCATGGTGGTAATGGCCGTTGTCATGTTCTTCAGTGGTGCCGCCGCTCACAGCATGGTAGAGAATTTGCAGCATACAATTCAGAAGACTCTTGGGAGATAAAGGTCATGGCAAGGAAGCGTAAAGACGTGTTCAGCAAGGTTTCGCAGGTCAAGAAAATGTCCCGCGAAGCTATCGGTTCCGTGCCTTCGACCAAGGTTGTCCCTCAGGGTAAGGACAGAGCGACAAAGCAAACCACCAAGCACCCGAAGAGGGCGATTGAGAAAGAGATTGAAGGAGAATGAAAAAGCCACTGCCAAAGAAAGTAGCGGCCCCGGAAAAACCGAAGCCGCCTAAGCACGACTTGTTGCACATCAAAGTCCCGGTTCATCACTTGCCCTGCTTGTATCAGGGTTAACGATTCGCCCTCGACACAAACATGTGTCCAAAGTTGGGGTCTTCTATATTCATGCGAAACTGGCCGAGAATGGACGGGTCGCTGCGATATAGGTGACCCATTTTTTGTGCCTTGCGTTTTGAAAATCCAATACCAACCGGGCTCACTTTGTCGATAAGAGAATGCACCCAAGCCGCTGTGGCGGCTTCCTTGCCATCCTTAGAGTCCATGAGAGCCTTCGATGCCCGAGACATTGCCCGACGCACGTCAGGCCGGTGTAGGCCAAAGTGAAGGGCAACCTGCTGGAAGTTTCGACACCGAACGTACTCCATAATCACCTTTGAAAGCGGAGCCTTCTCCAGCGAGTTCTCCAGCCCAGCCTTCTCCAAAATCTCATGTAACAATTCTTCCGTGGGCTCCCCGCCGACGAGCAGGAATGTGCCGAGCGTCTTGACTGCCATCCGGATTCGGAAGCTGCAAACGGTCTGTGTGGATTTGTGGATGAGTGCGAGTGTGTTCTGAGTCTTGCTGAGGAGATAGTACGAGAGGAGTAGTTCTTGGTCTTCCTTTTTCAAGAAGCGAAGTGTCTTCAGGAAACGGTCGAAGTTGTCTGAAATAAAACTCAATATGTCCTCCTCTGCGAGGTCCGCTTGAGTCTCAAGGCTGATGGTCGTGGCACCTTCTAGCTGTTCGTCCTCATCCAGAAGCATTGCACGGGCACTTGTAATAGAGTCGAAATAGGGTGTGTTTTCGCTAATTTGACACCTCCGTGGTTGCGGCTTTTCTGGCCTTCCACCACTTAGAAATTGTTAAAGAATGCTTGCGACGTTCTTCAGGGTCGCTGTAGCGTTCGAGTAGTTGTTTACGCGACAGTTCAGCCCGATTTTGTCGAGCCTCTTCAGTCCAGCCAGTTTTCATCGAGGTTTGAATTTTCTTACGTTCTTCGGGGTCCGCCCACCTTGCTCTGTTTTTGTTTCCTGCGGCGGTCGTACCCTTCTTGGTGTCGGAAGCGGAGAATTTGTAGTAGTCTCCACGAACCTTTCGGGCTACCCATGCTTGGCGTAGTTTCGCTTTGGTTTCTTCGGAAGTGGTCGCAGCCCAAGCATCTGTCGATGAGTTATAGCCAAACTCTCGGTCAGCGGCTTGTAGTCGGAGTATCCAAGCGTGTTCACGGGCACGAAGCCAGATAGGGTCGTCAACAACTTCGAGAACAATAAACTCAAAGTTGTTGACCCCATATCCATTCCACGCCGACTGTAAATGCGTGTTAGGGTGTTTCCCGACTTTCAATTTGGCTATGTGGTGATACTTGCGACGAGCTAGGTTATCGGTGCTGCCAACATACACCTTCCCGTTGACCAAGTTCACCCAACCATAGATTCCTGCCTGTTTTTCCATCATTATTGACAAATTCTCTTTTTGATGTACTCTGGTATTAAGGCAACGTGTGTCTATCGCCCGTCTACTCTACCCAGTAATACTAGGTAACTGTACTTTTGAGCATGAAAAAAGCGGCCCCGGAGGCCGCTTTTTTCGAGTTGAACTGTACCTGAGTTACTTCAAGGCCACCGCAACTACACCACCAGTGTACTTGAGGGCATTGAGGAACCCAGCGTTGGCTGTGGCACCTGAGGTTACGCGGGTTTGAACCACGAAGTGGCTCGAACCATTATGCAGTGTCGAAGAGAACTGTTGGACCGAGTTGGAATCTGTGATGAGTGTCGAGCTATCCATGAGGACACCAACCTCGATGATGAGACCAGCTACAGCCGAAGTTGTGAAGAGGCTGGCACCGATTGGTGTCACCGCAGTTGCACCGACCTTGCCGTGCTTATCCACCCCCGTGGTTACACCGGCAACTTCGAATGCCTGAACATGGATGCCGCCATCGAATACTGGGCGACCCTGAGTCAGTGGGGGAGAAAGAACCTCATCAGTGTAGAATGCACCGACCGAGACACTCTGAGCACCAACGGTCACGGCAGCGTTACTGACATAGATATACGCACTGGGAAAATACCCAGCCGCATCAGGAACGTTGAGCAGCGGTGGTGAGTTGTAAGCATCTTGTGAAATGCCGACAAGGCTATCTACGAGATTGTAGACAGTGCCCTTGTCGTCGGTGATAGTAGGAGCCGTGGTTTTCGAAGCAATGTCGCCAAATGCATACGGGTAACCACTCTTTTGTGCTTCCACTACGACAGCGATGTAGCTGCCAGCGGTAGTTTTGCTAGGCAGTGTAGCCTTAAGGGGCTCAACCTGATATGCTGCCGAGTTCTTGACGTGCTGAAGAATTGAAAGTGCCATTGGAGGCTCCTCTTGAAGAGATGTTTCTACTTATAGTGCCCGTAGTCGAAAAAATTCGGGTATTTACTGGATGTATGCGTGTGTCTTTCATAGAGGGTTTGATGTTCGTTTATTTGATTACCAACCTAGTTAACGGCAAATACTATGTGGGCAAGACGAGCAGTAAGCTCGTACAAAGGTGGAGTTCCCACAAACATGCGGCCATCAAAGACCGGGGCGTCCTATATCAAGCAATGCGAGAGTACGGTGTTGAAAATTTCGATATTACTGTACTTTCTGAGGTCAAAGATACCATAACAATGAATCAATTGGAGGTTATTTGGATTATCGCTCTCCGTTCTTATGACCCCGAAGTTGGTTACAACAACAAAATGGGAGGAGGGGGTAGGAAGGTAAGCAACTGGCTGGATAGCTATAGAGGAGCCTACCTGAGACAACGCAGCGAGAGGATGAAAGCAAGATGGCGAAACCCTGAGTTTAGAAAGAGGATGACAGGGGAAGGCAATCCCAATTTTGGTAAGGGCCTATTGGGGGCGGATAACCCGATGTATGGGAAATCCCGGCCAGATTTGGCTGAGTGGAATAGGAAGCGAGGCTCGTCTGTCTAGCCTTGTCTCGTGTATCACTCCGACTTTCAATCGCCGCGAGTTCTGGCCTCGATGCATTGAGTGCTTTCAGCGTCAGGACTACCCCGATTTGGAGTGGGTCATTGTTGATGATGGCACAGACCCCATCAAAGATTTGCTCCCCTCTGACCCACGCATACGCTACCATCATGAACTCCCAAAACGAAACCATGGGGAGAAAATGAACCGCTGCTGCGAACTTGCGAAGGGTGAATTCGTGATAGTTTTCGATGACGACGACTGGTACGCCCCTGACCGGATAACCCGACAGGTTGCACCCTTCGCCGACCCGAACGTGCTCGTGACCGGGACTAGCCGCCTTTATTACTATCTGCACGGCACCAAACAGGCTTATCGTTACCATAACTGGACACAGGTACCGTGGCTGGCTGCTTTCGCTTTGCGTAAGTCAGTGTGGGAGAATCGGAAATTCGACCCCCTGCGATGCGGGGCAGACACATCCATGATAAAGAGCATCCCGCCCAACCAGCGAGGAGACCTAAATGACCTCTCCCTATTGGTTGCTTCCCTGCACCCAAATAATGCTTCCGCCAAAAATCTACCTAACGCTTCCTTTATTGAAACACCGTGGGAAGAGATTGAAGGGATTACAAAGGGCACCCTATGAGTGACTTGATTGTGGGCACAATACAGAATTACGATTGGCCGCAAGTTCGAGCGTACGCGGTGTCGTTGGTAAGGTCGGGATTCACGGGCGCTAAGATTCTGTTTACGAATAACATAACTAGTTCAGCGAGGGTGAACCTCTCCCAACTCGGATTTAACCTTATTGACTTCGTGTGCGATGACCGAGACGGGTTCATTATTCGAGGCCGGTTCTCCCCGGTAGTTGATTTCCTGAAAGCAAACCACCAGAACTTTCGCTACGTCGTTTGGAGTGACATCAGGGATGTTGTCTTTCAAACTAATCCCTCTTCTTGGCTGGAGAATAACTTAGGGAACCACCAGCTACTGGCTGCGAAAGAGTGTTGGAAGATTCGTGACGAGGGTTGTAACGATAAATGGGCCAAGGAAACGGTTAGTGCTGAAGACTACGTGTGGCTACGAGAAGAAGAGGCTTGCTGTGGTGGCACGTTAGCTGGCACCTCTTCTGTGATGAGCGCGTTCCTCACTGGCATCTACGAAATTGTCTCCAACTCATCTCTGGCAAATGACCAAGCCGCTTTGAATTACCTGCTCCGAGTGCCTCCCTTTAAAGAAGTTGTGCGAGTTCCCAGCATGGAAGAAGGCTTCGCGGTGATGTGTGCGGCGTTCCACTCCCCGACTTTTGACAGCTATATCAACCCAAATATACCCCTGACGGACAGCACGCCGATATTTGATAAAACTTCCGGGACAATTTACGCTCCTGACTCCTACAGACCTTTCTCCATTGTTCATCAGTACGATAGAGATTCATCTTGGACACCCATTATTGAGGACAAATATCTTGGTTAATGTCGATAAAGCACTACAATTGCGCGGCATCCACTCCAGTGGGGCGGTGTACTACCCGTGGCTGGCCGAACAGGCAAGTACCCGCAAACTCATCGCGGAAGTGGGGTCATGGATGGGTGGCAGTGCGCGTGCCATGGCGGACAATACCTCCGGCACCGTCTACTGCATTGACCCATGGACGGTAACCCCTGAGATGTATGGGGACTCCGACTACCAAGCCCATAAGGCCGACCCCAATTGGCTCTTTGATGGATTCACCCACAACATGGAAGGCTTAACCAACTATCGAGCGGTGCGGATGCTATCCGTTCAAGCAGCGGAGTTCGTAAAGAACCAAGGGTTGAAATTTGACATGATATTTATCGACGCCTGTCATGAGTACGAGAGTGTCAAACAGGACATCCTCGCATGGCGTCCCTTGTTAGCAGATGGCGGTCTATTCTGCGGACATGATTGGGGTTTTCAAGGTGTAACACAGGCGGTAACAGAACTAATTCCCGGAGCATATCCGGTTGGTGCGGATTCTATTTGGAGGGCAGCATGAAGAAGATACTTATAACAGGTGGGTTTGGATTTATTGGCTCACACTTGACCGAGAGATTGCTACAAGAGCCGAACAACCAAGTTCACGTGGTGGACAGCCTAATCACGAGCCCCATCGACGTAGGCTTGTTTGTGAAGCAATTGGAGTACGCCGAACGATTGACTTATGACATCTGCACGATACGGGAGTTTTTCGCTCGTCCGGAGGTTCCCGAGTTCGATGAAATATATCACCTAGCTTCGGTCGTCGGCCCGGTTGGTGTCTTGAAATATGGTGGTGTAATCCTACGGGATATGGTTGGGGACGCCTATGACCTTATCAACTATTCGCTAAAGCGAAAGATAAAACTCACCGATGTGTCCACCAGTGAAGTCTACGGTGGCGGAAAGAACGGCTACTGCTGCGAGACCGACTCGATGATTGTTCCAGCTAAAATCTCCGTTCGATTGGAGTATGCGGTTAGCAAGCTGGCTTGTGAAATTGCTTTAGTGAATACCTGTCGCACCTCTGACCTGCACGCCACATTGGTTAGACCGTTCAACGTTGCCGGTCCAAGACAGGCTACCGATGGGGGATTCGTATTGCCCCGCTTTATCAATCAAGCCCTAGCGGGGCAACCGCTAACGGTGTATGGAGAGGGCATCAGTGTTCGAGCGTTCACTGACGTGAAGGACATTGTAGATGGAATTATCCGCACGATGAACTACGGAAGGTCAGGAGAAGCCTATAACATCGGCAACCCAGCCAACAAGACCACCATCCTTGACTTGGCTCAGAGGGTCATTGCGGTCACGGGCAGCGATAGTGAAATCACGTTTGTTGACCCGAAGACGTTGTGGGGACCGCTGTTCGAAGAAGCAAGCGATAAGTATCCGGACGCTGACCGGGCAATCACTGAACTAGGCTGGCACCCCCAAGCGGGGTTGGATACCATTATTCGTGATAGTGTGGAGTACATCCGCTCCGGACGACGGGACTAATATGAAAGTTCTTATCACGGTAAGCAGTTGGGTTGGGGCTGCGACCAATGGTGAAAATCAGGCGATGCGGGAGACATTCCTAAAGGATGCTCCCGCCTATCCCGGCTTGGAGTACAGGTTCTTCATTGGTGATGGGTTACCCACGGGCGACGATGAAACCGCTTTGTTCGCATCATTCGATGCTTCCGCTCCGGGCTACCGGAACAAGGCTATCGCCGGGATGCGGACAGCCCAAACCACGTATATTCCAAAAGAGGATGAGGTCATCCTACCCAACACACCGGATGACTACGCTCGACTCTGTTACAAAGTCCGAGGACAGTTTCGTTGGGCATTGGAGCATGGATTTGATTACACCTTTCAAGTCGGTTCAGACATCTACATTGTATTGAAACGCTTGATGGAGAGCGGATTTGAGGCTCATGACTACGTGGGCAAGACTTGTGGCGTTCACCCCTTGGTGGGTAATCATTACGCTGGGGGCGGCGGGTACTGGTTGAGTAAGAAAGCCTTGCAACACGTCGTGGACCAGCCTGTGACGTTTTGGGCTGAAGACCTGTGGGTGGGTTCTATCATGTCCAAGAACAACATTGGTCTTCACATAGACCCAAGATACGCAGTGGACTACCCCGAACTCCCACACCGAGACAATGACATCATCACGTCTCATCTTGGAATTCACAACGGGGTTTTTGGAAAATATGACCCCAAAATAATGTATGAGGTACACGCGGCATTTGAAAGAGAGAATCTATGAAAGATGTGACCGCGCTTGTTAAAGCCTTCCTTCGGGACGATTACTTGTTCGATTGTGTCCGGTCTCTTCGAGAGACATATCCCGAGATTCATATTATCGTTGCTGACGATGGCAACTCCTCGGATGAGAAAGAGGAGCAGTTGCGACAGCTTGGTGTCAGCAAGTACATTCGATTGCCATTCAACTCAGGACTCAGTGTTGGAAGAAATGCAATGGTGGATGCTTGCGATACACCGTATTTACTATTATGTGATGACGACCTACTGTTTACTTCTGAAACTCGCATTGAAAACCTCCGCCGTCTCATGGACATTTCAGACATAGCCTCCGGGGCGTTCCTGAATTATGGGACTGAGGTATTTAACTACGAGATGAATCTCAATCAAGGGGAGGGGAGATTCTGGTTATCCAATGTTACTTGGCCCCCCTTCTCTGACTATGAAGGCGTTCGGTACGGGAAGTGTGACCTAACGCACAACATTTTTGTGGCAGACACGGAAGTGATTCGCCGAATTCGTTGGGAGCCCAACATCAAGGTACGTTATGAGCACGAAGATTTTTTCATGTCAGCTAAACTGCAAGGAGCAAGCGTGGTGTACTGTCCGGATGTTTTAGTGTTGCACAAGAAGCAAGGGTACCCAGCATCCTCGGAGTATGCTTCCCATCGTTGGGATGACGCCCCCTCACGCGAGGCGTTCATTGCAAAGTGGGGGTTTATATGGTAAAGAACTATAGCCTTCGATTGATTTCAAACAATAAGCCTGATACCCCGTCAGGTATTTGTTCAAGCAACCAAATGATTGCATGGGGACTGTGGTCAGAGTTTTCCAAACACCCTCACGTCACGTTGTCCTACTACAACGACTCGCAGGGTCAGGGGGGTTGGGCTTCCGGCGAACAGAGCTTCAATGAACTCCCTGAGGTTGACTTCACCCTCATTCATACCTATGCCCCGGTTACGATTTTTACAGAAGCCAAGAAGAAAACGAAGCATGAAGTGATGTGGTTATCCGAACTGCCATACACTGGGATGGACCACAATTTCACATTCCTCCCCTCTACTTGGTCTGAGCAAGTCCCGTTACCAATTCTGCGGGATTTGATAGAAGAATACACGATTGCGGAGAAGACACCGGGAAGCATCCTGCTTGACCACAGCATTCCTCGTCAATTTGCAAACTATGCCAACTGGTCGGGACGATTGTTAGAGTGGTTGGCCCCAACACATGTCGCACGTCAGGTATGCCAGCAACGTCGCGTTGAGTGGGAGTCGGATGAAGACCGGAATATTCCAGAGTGGGTGTCCAGTTTGTTTCCAGTTCCCTACCCGAAGTTTTTGAAAGCTACCGCATCTTTCGAGACTTTTATTATGACGCACCCCGGCACCTATGAGCACCAAATCATAGATATGGTGGCTAGGGGAATTCGCGTGTTAGTTCCAGTTGAAGGCGGTTTACCGTTTGCTCCTCAGGATACGATAAACCGATTGGGGTTAGAGACATTTGCAACACGAGAGGGTTTACTATCGTTGCTAAACTCCCCAGCCAGTAAACCCCCATTTAGTTTTGACTCGTGTACTTCGATGCCAGAGATGGTGGCGACAGTAGACCAACACTGTCAGCAGTGCTTAAAGGGGGATTAACATGTTGGACGAGATGCAGGGATTGTGGGTGGGCGACCGGCTATCCCCGTTGGAGCAGGTATCCATTCGTTCGTTCCTTCGTCAAGGACACCCCTTCACTCTGTATACGTATGGGGAGGTCGCTGGTGTGCCTGAAGGCACGAAGCTGGTTAACGCTGAGGAAATTCTGCCTAAATCGCAGTTCGACCCCGCCAAGTTTTCTTCATTGGGGGCTTTTTCGGACTTCTTCCGCCATAAACTTCTCCTCGAAAAAGGGGGTTGGTGGGTGGACATAGATACGGTCTGCCTGAAGCCTTTTCAATTTGATTCACCTTTTGTATTTTCCTCTGAATTCTTGGCGGATGGTTGCACTCCTCATACCAACTCAGGGAACATTAAAGTCCCAGCCAACAGTGAGATTGAGAAGTATATTTGGGAAGAGTGTTTGAAAACTGACCCTTCAAATATAACGTGGGGCGCGGTTGGACCGGCTCTGGTGTCGCGTGCCGTTGAGAAGTTCGACCTAATGCAATACGTTCAATCGCCTGAGGTGTTTTGTCCTGTGTCATGGTGGGATGTGCAAACCCTGATTGACCCCATGAAGTCACTTAATGTTAAAGAAACAACACGTGCCATTCACTTGTGGGGTGAGATGTGGAGTCGCAAGGGGATGGACAAAACCACGTTCCGGCTTGGAAGCCCGTATGAACGATTGCATCGGATGTCATTTCAAGGATACATGCCAACCGAGTCGATGGAAGATGTGACCGCTCTGGTTAAAACCTTCTTGCGGGATAAATCATTATTCCACTATGTTCAAACCTTGAAGGAGCAGCATCCTAAGATTCACATTATTGTCGCGGACGATGGCAACTGCTCAACTGAGAAGGAACAGAAGTTGCTGAGCATGGGCGTTGACCGTTATATTCAGCTTCCATGGAATGTGGGGTTGTCAGCGGGGCGCAACACCCTGTTGGATGCTTGCGAGACGCCCTTCGCACTTTTCGGCGATGACGACTTCAGTTTTGACGCCAACTCCCATCTTGAAAATTTGCGCTTGTTGATGGCCGTATCCGACATCGCGGCTGGTCGCGTTCTTCAAAAGGGAGAGCACGGCTATGTGAAGAGGGGTGAGTGGCTCAATTTTGGTGGGGACTTAAAAGAAATCGGAGGGAAGATGTACCACGTCCCCCTGTCGGGCAAGCTTCAAACATATCAGGGAATCCTTTATGAGAAACTTGACCTCCCATTGAATTTTTTTATTGGACGAGTGGACGTTTTGAGACAGGTCAAATGGGATGTTGCCTTGAAGGTGGGATACGAGCATGAAGATTTCTTTTTGAGAACAAAAGAAGCCAACCTGAGGGTGGTTATCTGCCCGGATGTCGCGGCCAACCATCAAGAGGTGGATGAACTCAACCCTGAGTACACGAAAGTCCGGACTGACTACACACAATATTATCAGTATTTCACTGAAAAGTGGGGACGCACGCCCGGTCAGCCTTTGGCTATCAGTCCAACGCCCCCTCCTCCCGCCCCATTAGAAATTCAACCCGCTGGGCCGATACCGAATTGGAATAAGCATTTTCTGGATAATAAAGTTCAGATGTTGTTTCATAAGTTCAGGTATGCGGTAGCCACCATCCCCAAGTCGGCGCACTACAAGCAACTGTGCAAGATATACCCTGAACATCTTGAAGAAGTAGTGGACACGCCAGAAGGCCGTCGTATCATATTTGTAGTGGAGAGATGATAGATGGGTGGCGACCCATGTTGTTGCTTCGCCGTCTGACCCGCCACCCTTGGTGTCTAAGCCGAACACGAGTCCGACTATATCAATTGACCGGCGAAAGTGTTATCCCAACTGTCCAAATAAGTAAGCCTTGGTTGTCAGGGTTTGAATATTGTTATCCTTGCGAACGCGAATGAAGTTATAAACCAAGTTTGATGGGCTCCAAATCGCTTGATGAGTAGCTGAGTCATAGATTAACGCCGCTTCATTATCTGCCAACGGGGGTGAAGCGGTGGTATTCGAAATGATGTCGGGGGATGTGACGTTAATTCCAGCGTTGGGGGAACCTGTGGTGTTTGACACAGGAACCACAACTCCACTGCTGACTAGATTCTTCAAGATAAACGGGCTAAATTGCAAAGGTGAGATAACGGCGTTGTCTTCCAGATTTTGGAGCGTTTCAGTGTTGGTTACCTTGCTGATATAGACGTTCCAACCCCTTGCATACCCACCCGCGTCTTTGGCCGGAGCCGCTACGGTTAAGAGGTTACCTGCAAGTACAGTCAAGCTGGCTTCAGGGCTGGGGGTGGTCTCACCAGCGGTGGTGACGAACGTGGTTTTCACAAAGTAGGTCGTGTTTGTAGCCACACCGGCAAGCCCGTCGGTGGGCGTGTATTGACCGAGCGTAGGAATTAACGGGGCAGCGATATTAGCCCCATCCGTCATCACAGTGGGGTCATTTGAAACCTCAATCCAAACGTGGCCCTCTATTCCTGTGATGTGGATAGAATAGCACTGCCAGATACTGATGTCCCGCCAAACTCCATTAGCGGCGTTCTGCGAATTGAAGATGAGGTTATTTGCTGTAAGCATGGTTTACTCCTCCGTCCAATCAATCCAAACATCAAAATACGTTTGGCTTGTAGGCGATTCCCCCGGACTGGTACGAATAACTAGATACTCGCCGGTTCCTTGAAGGGTTGGTTGTTTCGTTAGGGCATCGCCAAATGCGAAATATGCGGATTGAGTCGCGGGGTTGTTCGTGTTCATGTATATTCTCGCGGCACGAAAATCTGCAACTATAGTCCCAATAGTTGGCGCGGTGCTTCCCGTCCAGTATGTCACGGTAGCTGTTGCGTTAGCGTCTGTTGTATCAAATTTAGCAGCCGGGGCTGTGGTGGGGGCTCCTCCCGTTGCACCGGAACTATACCGGCTTATCATAATGTCAACCGGGTTGGTCGTCGGATAACCACCGGAGGGGCACATGTTGCACACCGCAACTTTGGTAATTTTAATGGTCTTGGTTGCACTACCTTGGATTTGAAGCAACGGGGAGTACCCAAGCAACCCGGTTATTGCAACGGAGTAAGTTGCTTTTAGGGTACCACTAGGCATGGACGTGACATTGACATCCAAGGACCCACCAGTGGAATTAAGAGCGTTGCCGTTTGAATCGTTAATCTGCACCGGCCAAACACATGACATAAATGATTCCTCTGATTATTAAGTCCATAGTTGCTGTATTTCCTGACTTTCAAAGGACGTAGTTAGAATACCTCAATGAAAGCAGGGTACAGAATGGGACGAGACCAGTTGTTGATTTGGTTGGCAAACGATTTGGAAGGTTGACAGTGCTGGGTCGCGATAACACCGCCCCCCGAGGTCAGGGACTTGTGGCTGTGTGGCTAGTAATGTGTGATTGTGGGAAGAGTAAAACAGTAAGCGGGAGAAGTCTTACTAAAAAACTCACTCGAAGTTGTGGTTGTCTCCGGTCGGAGCCCAAGAAAGATAGGAGTCAAAAACAAAGTATCGACCGGGTGCGAAACTATGGACCTGCCAAGTCGTTCCTCCGTTTGTATAAATACCAAGCTGCACAGAGGGGGAATGAATGGGGTATCACTGAGGAAAGGTTCCTTGAGTTAATCAAACAGCACTGCCATTACTGCGACTCGGCTCCCGTATTCACTCCTTGGATTCAGCGCATTCATTTATCTTTTGCGGCGAATGGGATTGACCGTATGGATAACTCCAAGGGTTATGTGGAGGGTAATGTTGTGGCGTGTTGCAAGATTTGCAATCGCTCCAAGTTAAATATGAAATACGCAGACTTCCTTAGTTACCTAGAGGGTTTGATTGAAAAAAGGGGTAGTTGCTGGGAAATTTCCCGACTATGAACCACCTAGATAGAGGTACCCGAGAAATGAAACTTCGTGCTAGTACATCATTTGGACTGGGTGGGTCGAAGACCACCGAATCTGTCTTCTCCAAAAACCACTTCTCCTCGGAGACAAAGCTGTCTACGGAGGTCAAGTCGAAGATTGCTTCGATGGGCCTGAACCGTGTCGCCGGTAATGCATATATCTGCGAGAGTGACAAGGATTTCTGGCAGGTTAAAGGCAATAAAGTGGTGAGGTTGGTGGTAGATGAGGTTGACACAGGCCAGAGCCTATCCGCCGCCCCCTCCAACGACCCGGCGAACTTCTTGGCTGGCATTCTGGATGATTTGACATTTTGATGATTATCTATCGAACTATCAAAAGGATTTGTGGGCTTCTCGACCAGACTCTGAAAAGGATAATATACGAGAACACCTATCTTCAATTTGTGCGCTTGGTGGTAGAGCTACATTAGGAAGAAGGCGGACGCCAGAAGAACGGGCCGCCATTAGTCAAGGAAGAAAAGGCAAGGGTCGCCCCCAATCTTCCGAGGTCAGAGCAAAAATAGCGGCTACTTTACGCGGTCGGAAGAAACTGGCTGTTGTAGCTGTTGAAGAAACTAGGGGATAACCATGGCAGACACACCGAAGTATTCCAGCATCATTGATGAATTTCTCGACTCTCGTGAACCAGATTGGAAAGACTTGGGGTTAAAAGACGCCAAGAAATCTGGAGATGAGTGGCTATCCAAAACTCATGATGAGGCCGATGCCCTTCTTGAAGAACTGGCTGGTGCGTCTAAGCACACCGCCGTCCCGCCGACCAGCAAGGGTGCGACTCTCCAGAACCGTATGCTCGATAAAGAGAACGCTGCCCCTCGCATGGGCTCAGGCCGTACAGCACAGGCCCGGACAGCCGGTAATGGCAGTGAGGATGACTCGCTCGTGGAAGAAATTACCGAAAGCTTCGAAGAAGCTGCCAAGAGTGGCAGGGTTGAGAAGAAGCACCGCTCCGACGCTGAGATTAAGAACTACGTCAAGCAGCTTCTGAATCAAGGTGTTCCACCGGCCAAGGTCGCGGCCCAACTGAGTAAGTTGGCTGAACTTGAACTGTTCAACCACCAGATGGGTACTCGCTATCTTCAGGACAACGCCGGTCTCATTGGTATGGCTTACATGGAGCCCAACACCTTCATGGATAAGCAGAACCCGAACTACGAGCGTAAAACCGCCTATAGCTTCAACTCCGTTTCCGAGCAGAAGCAACAACAGGAAGCCGGTGGGGTCGTAAGTCAGATTCGTCCCGGCGACCGCGTGACCATCACTACCTCACATGGTCAGGAAATGACCGGCAGGGCGGTTATGTACAACGCTCAGCAACAGTGCTGGGTTCTTAACATGGGCGGCAAGCATGGCACACCGGGCATCGCCGATGAAACAAACATCGTCAAGGTCCGCAAGGCACCGTCGAAGCGTGCGGCTAATCCAGCGGGATTATTTGTTGGAAACAAAGCGTGGGAGTCAGTACCCCCACAACGCTCCGGATATTATGAAGAGAACCCGCCCGATGACTGGGAAGAGTGTGGGCAGTGCGAGTGCTATCACCCCGCTGGTTTCACCGGGGATTGCCGCGATGACATAAACCGTTGGCCTTCTGACGAATCTATTGCCGCTATGACAACACAAGCCCCGAATGAGCACATGGCTGCGGTGGGTGACACCGGCTGGGCTGAAGGTGAGAACACTGAAGCGAAGCCGACACCCGTTATCTTCCGCAAGTGGAAGGACACGGGCGACATCCTAGCTCTGTTCCCCTATGACTTGGGAACCGACAGTCCTTACACATGCAGCAGCTATGAGCATGTCGGACAGCACGGTGCCGCCGACCCACGCGGGTGCATCCAACAGACGAAGCCAGCAAAGCCAGAAGAGTACGCTGCCCTTAAGGCTGAACTCGAAAGCCTCGGCTACAAGCTGAAGCCGATGAGCCGTCTTCAGTATGATGCCCTCTTGAGTCGTGAAAATCAACTCAAGCAGTACCACTCAAATGATGTACCGGAAGCCAACGATGGAATGCAGACCGTTGAGCCGGGATACAAGAGCACGACCTTCAGTCTCGATGATGAGGAAGCACCGAAGCAAGCTTCCAGTCAGGATTGCGTTCGTCAAGCAAAGACATGGAAGGCCGCAGGTATCCAGCCACGTGCAAAATCCGTCAAGCAGATTACTGCTTGCGAAGGATGCACGTACTTCAAGAAGAATGGTGGCTCCAAGACCTGTGGACTATATGGTCTACCTGTTATCTCTAATGCCAAGGAATTGACCTCAATAGTCAATAAGTTGACCGCTGGCGTCCCGGCATCTTCGAAGAGGGCCGCGTTGGTGCAGATTGCCAACCGCACCCAAGAGCATAACCCCATTGCCAAGGCCGCTTCCTCTGAAGCACCGTTTGTGCATCAGTCCTCGTTCACCAAGGAACGTCAGTTCGGTTTTGCCGAGCCTGACCACTTCAGTGGCTCATTGGTTCAAAAGCTTCACACAGCCGGTCATTCTCTGAAGGCTATCAGCGAAGCCGCTGATAAGAAGTATGGTGCGCTCGAAGCCTCCAAGGGCATCCGTGAATTCCTCGCCGCACTCCGCAAGGAGAAGGGCAAGATTGTCATGGCGAAGGCCGACGCTGATTACCTCAAAAAAATCGGTATTCACAATGAGGCGATTGTCGGTGCATCGAAGTGTGCATCATGCAAGAGCCACGACGGCAAGCAAGTTCGCAAGGCCGCTTCTAGTGAGATGGTGACACGTGCCCCTGAGACCTTTGTGGAATCCACACTGGGTGGGATTCGCGCTTCACATCACACAACCACGGCTCACTTTGACTCCGCCGCTGTAGCTAAGCTGCACACTGCGGGTCACAACATTGACAAAATCTTCAAGGCGGCTTCTGCCAAGTACGGTTCGGCACAGGCCAGCAAGGCAGTTCGCGATTGGGCAAACAATCTCAAGAACACCAACACCAAGATTGCCCTGTCACAGATTGACTGCACCACGCTGAAGAAGATGGGCGTCAAGCTGGGTTCGCAGAACGCCATTGTTGGTGCGGAGAAGTGTGGCTCATGCAACTACCGCAATGGTATGCACTGTGGTTTGACGGGTGGCACGCTGCTCAGCTTTCCCGGCATGAACAAGGTTACATCAAACAAGAAGGTTGCCTCGGGTGCCCCGGAAGACGGTCGCTCGATTCTGAAGGAGTTTGACCTGATGGGTAGTTCTGCTCAGGCCGACATTGATATGAAGGCTCCAGACCGCGCTGAAATTCAGATGGGTTCGAAGCCGGATGCAGGGGAGATTTAATGACTGGTAACAAAAACACCAGTGGTATGGAGATAGATGACGACGGCAACGTAGTTGTCTATGAATCCGAACGCGACAAGGAACGCCGCTTCCGCAAAGAGCGTCTGGAGAGTATTCGTGAATGTATCACGGACACTAACTACGACCCCTCTGCTGCAAGCCGCTTGATTGCGATTGAGATTGCCAGAGTTGCTGAAGACTTGGGTGACTGTATGGGCGATGGCCCGATGGACACTATCAAGTTGAAGATTTATGAACAGCAACTGAAAGCTTTGCGTGAACTTGGTAAGCAGCTAACTGATGCGGACACCTTGAGCAAGAAGGACGTGCTCAACTTTGACGGACCGAAGTTTCAGTACGTACTCGGCATCATCGTTGACAATTTCTTGCAGTCGTTGAAGGAAGCAGGAGTACCGGAAGACCTTCGGGCAAGCATCATGAAACATTACCGTGACCGTATGCAGATGAGTGAACAAATCATTCGCAAGGAAACGGCACGAATCGACTCTAATAAGTCTAAGTAAGGGGAATCAAATGGCCGCAAGCGGAAACAGTATCGCGTTGAAATCATTCCAGTCCTTCGCTGTAAATGAAGGACTCCTCGCAAAAGTGGTCGAAGCCGTAAAGGCTGGCGAGAAAGAAGCCCGTACGTCTGGCGACATCAAGTCCTTCGAGGTCTTCTACAAGGGCTTTCGTCAGAATATCGCCATTGGCCGTATCTACATTGTCCCCGTCAAGGTGTGCAACAACTTCAAGAACTTCCCGATTTCCCTGCTCTACGGGACGGTCGTTCGCGAATTGAACCTCGGTGAAGAGGTTGCTGACTTGATTGAAAAGAAAATCGGCGAGACCGAGTTTGACGAGTATTCGCAACTCGATGTCCAGCGGATTAAGGACACCCTGTTCAAGGACGCCGAGTCTGAGGAGTATCGCTCCTTGGTCTTGTTTGCCCCGAATTGGTCAAACATCCGCGAGTACATCGTGTTCAAGTTCACAGGAGACGACGAGAAGCTTTCGAACCTGCTTCGTCACCAGATTTTCTCCGCCTACTTCAACCCCGCTGTGTCCGGTGCGTTCGACGCCCTTATGACCAACGTGGACACCAACAAGATGGACTTGACAGACATCACCCCCAAGCTGACCTACCCCTTCATCACGGAGAATCCGCTGAAGGCGTATCCTGACCTGCAAAAGACAGGCGGATGGTCGAAGCCTAAGGTGTTCCTCACTGCTAAGACGGCGGACGCCATTACTAAGGAAGTTCTCGACCCGCAAGAGTTGAATGTGTTTGAGGCTTTGGACTCCGCTCTCACGGAAGTGACGATGCCTGAGACACAGGGTATGGATGAAGTCGCTGACTTCAAGGGCCCGGATGGTTCTAACCATGGCAACGCTGAGACCCCTCAGATTGATGGTGAACAGCCGACGACCGCCGACTTAAAGGATGACTCAGGTGCGTCCACTGGTCTCCGCCGTCGCCCTGATTATGGCGAGAAGGACAGCTTCACTTCTGAGATGAATGAAGCGAACAGTAAGGGTGCCTCCGCTAAGACAGCGAAGTTTGACTATAGTGCAACAAACTGCCCTGACTGTGGTAATCAGCTTGATGCCTTCAAGACGTGTCCTGCCGCCGATGCAAAATCTGGCCGTCAGTTCTGTGGTAAGGGAAAAGAAGTTCCTAACCTGCATCTGTGGGGTGGGGGCGGCGGTTCTGTCGCTCCAAAGAAGGGAATTCAGAACGAGCAACAGCCAGCCCGTACTATGGTTGGTTCTACGAAGAAGGCCGACACCGCTGACAACCCGGCAAACGAAAAGGGTGGAGCCGGAGCCATCGAAGTAAAGACGGATAAGGAAATCGCGGTAACAGCCGGTTTCGACCGTAACGCAACTGTGTGCCCCGATTGTGGTAAGGAATTGGACGGCTTCAAAATTTGCCGCGATGCCAAGGGCGGTGGTCAGTTCTGTGGCGTTCAATCCGGTGCCCCATCCCCAAACCTATACCTCGGGGATTTTTACAAGGACGCACCGCAGAAGGGCATCCAACGTGAACCCAATGCGTCTCGTCGTGTTGGTTCAGCCAAGACAGCGGAAGTCGATATGGGTCAGGTACCCTCGCAGCAGGATAGGGCTGATGTAAAACCATCTGACAAGACCCCAGTCAACACTGTGACGTTCCGTGCGGGTGCTGCGGGTGAAGGCAAGGGCATCGTATTCGGATACCACATGCCAACAGGCCACTTCGGCAAGCGTGAATTGAAGTTTGAATGGCCGATAGAAGAAGCCACCTATCGTCGCATGATTAAGCCGTTCGTTGACCGCAAGGATAGCAACGGTGCTTTCGATGCCTTCCAGAAGTTGACGGGAGGCAAGATGGCCTGTGCCCCGTTCGAAACCCCGTTCACTAATGTTGGGCCGGGAACTGCTGCACATGACAATGCTGAGAAGGCGATTGCTGTGAAGGTGGATACCATCTCTCAGAAGGGCGACGTTGAGGCCAACAGTCCCATTGGTATTGAATTGGATGAAACCGGATTGCCGGTTCACGAAAAGATTGCACGCGAGATTTGGCGTGGGGTTGATGACAACGGCGGTTACGTCGCGATGTCCACCAAAGCCAAGGCCGCTGCTGATAAGCGTGAAGCCGAATTGGACAAGAAGTACGCCGGTCGCAAGAAGGCTGACGTGGCTTTGACTGAGGAAAGCATTTGGGCGGGCATCACCGAGGAATTCGGTGAGGCTCCTCAGGTGGAACTCCCCGGTGAAGGTGACAGCAAGCCCACTGAGTCCCTCCCTGAGACAATGACAAGTGAGAAACCGGAAGAAGCTAAGGCGGTTACTGAAAAGGAAATCGACAAGGCTGAACCTAAGTCCGACCGTCCGAAGTCCAAGATGTTTGGTAAGGGTGAGGGCGATAATAAGGAAGAGCCGAAGGAAGAAAAGAAAGAAGAGACCAAGGAAGCTTCCAGCAAAACCGCTCTCCTCTACATGAACGATTACGACATTCAGATGGCACAGCAGATACTGGGCAGCGACCCGGTTCTCGGACCGGCGATTCGTTTCCTTAATGAGTTCCGTAATGAAGTTAATGAGCACTCCGATGGTTGGGCGTACTGGTCTGCTCCCCTTAAGGCCGCTGCTCAACTGATGACTCTTATTCAGACCGGCGTCAACGCCCGTCGCGAAGGTAAGGCTCACGGTGTAACGGTTGACAACTTGAAGAGGGCAATGGCACCCATCAAGGCGTTCATGACTCGTCGTGGTCTGGCTGCTGGTATGCAGATGCCAAAGCTGGCTGTTAAGAAGAATGCAGCCGAGATTCAGCCGGATATGGCTGAGGCGAAATCAGAAGTTGTTAGCCCGGATACTGTGGACGCCGACATTAAGCAGCCCACCGAGTCCGTCGAGGAAGCCGCCAAGTTCGCCGCTGTGGAGCGTACAGGCGACACCAATGCAACTGAACAGTACGCGGGTGAGCATGGTTGCCGTACGTATGAGAATGGCAAAGTATGCATGAAGCCTGAAGCTGTCATTCATGATGGCCGCAAGTATTGCGAGAAACATCGCCCCTCTGAAAGCAAGAAGAAAAAGGCGGATTTGGGGGCGACTTCCAAGGGTCGTGGGTTTGGTAATTACGTACGGGGTGAGGAGATTCATGACTTCACCAACGTACACACTGGAGACTTGCTCTTGGAGCATTCTAACCAGTTCGACGCGGACAATACAATCTTGGTCAGCAAGGATGAATTTCCCGAGGCCCCTAATAGCCGCATTTGGGCACACTTCGTAAATCCTGAAGATTGGGAAGAGCGTTGGGGAGAAGATTTCTGTATTTGGGCACACGAACTTGGAAACAAGAAAACCGGCATCGAACTGTGGAGGGCAGGTAACACTCCTGAATTCTCCGAAGCCGATAAGATTGGACTCAATGGGCTTGGAGTTACAGGTAGTTCGAAGAAGAAAGCCGATGTAAGTAGTGACATCTCTGAAGCGAAGTCGGAAGTGGTCAGCCCCGACACGGTTGACAGCGACATCAAGCAGTCCACTGAGTCAGTTGAACAGGCCGCAAAGGTTGCATACGGGGAAGAGACGGTTTACTCTCCTGACACTTTGCAACTCGCGCAGCGTCTCATTGACTCCGGTGATGATATTGCCTACGACGTAGCTGCCAACGATGGTCAGATTTTTGACAATGTGAAGGGCATGGAATGGTTTGTCAAGGCCGTCGCTGAAGAAATCGCTGGCAACGAAGACACGGTTCGTGAGTATCTCGACAACGAACCCTTTCTCACTCGTATGGAACATGGTGTGGACTACAGTGGCGGGGTTATCGCCGCTGCTGGCGATGAGAATGATGAAGCGGTAGAGATGGGTTTGGGAGATGGCGACTTGGCTGACCCCGCTGCCAATCTTCCCAAGGTAACCGCAGCATCCAAGACTGCTGAAGCGTACTACACCAGTAGGAACTTCAAGACCAAGAAGGATTTGGCTCAAGCGGTCGCAAACGGTAAGCAAATCACTGTGTACGACCCCGGTCAAGGTATGGGTGGAGAAGCTGAGCCACCACTAAACGGAACAGTAAGTGTGGCCGGACCTCACTATCCGGAGCCACATCGCTGGTACAGTCGTGTAACCCTTTCTAACGGAATCATTGTCGGAGTCAAGTAAATGGTATCCAAGCCCTTTTGTGAATGCGAAGCACAATTCTGTCCGCATCAAGCGGCTGGTTGCTCCAATCCGCCTGTAGGCAAGGCGGACATCATGACTTTCCACATGAATCTTTGCAACGACTGCTTTCAGCGTCACAGTGAATATTCACCCGGTGATGTGTCATGGCTCAAGCTTGGCATTCATGCAAGCCAGAAGGAAGCAATGATTACGAGCGACACACAGCTTGAAACTCTCCAAGAAGTTCCAGCGGGAGAAGCGCAGAAAGATGACCTCGCGGTCAACTCTCACCCGGCAGATGGTGCCGAAGGTGGAGCCCCCGTGCTTGATGGTGAACTCCATCACACCGAGCGTCCCAATGTAAACGCGATGCGTGAAGCCATTGAGACTCAGGATGAGATGGAAGTCGGAAAGCCTGTTGATGTGAAGCAAGAGGAAATCGAGGCCGAAGGCACCGAGAAAGAAGTCACCGTGGAAAAGGGTAGCGGCACACAAATCATTATCAACATCGCTGGCAAGAAGAAGGAACTAGGGTTCACCAATCTCGCTACTGCTCAGGCGTTCATCAAGGAAGCCTCCGTGAGATTCGGAAAGAAATTTGCAGTGCTCAGTCGCCCTGACCAGTG